TGGCACGGGTCATGAAGGACTCTCGCTGGGATACAAAGCTCTACAAGGCCCATGCAGGATTCGACGATCTCACTGACATCCTGTGGCCGGAACAGTTTTCTGAAGAGCGCCTTCGAGGCATTCGTCAGATGTTTATTAACCAAGGGGACGCTGCTGGGTATTCACAAGAGTACCTGAACGACCCATTTGACAACGCCGAAGCCTACCTTCACCGGGATTGGTTCCGGCCGATGAACGAAGATGACTATGAATCACACAAGTTAGTCTGCGCGGCGGCCGACTTCGCTATTTCAAAAGCGGACAAGGCTAACCGCACCTCGCTGACGGTAGGAGGTAAAGATGTTGGAAACCTTCTGCATATCACTGATCAGCGGGTTGGTCGTTGGGACAGTTATGAGATCATTGAGAATCTCTTTGCTGTACACCGCGCACATCGTCCAGATGTATTCTTTGTTGAGAAAGGTCATATCTGGCAAACGCTCTACCCCATCATCAAAAAGGAGATGGCGGAGCGCGACATCTGGATCAACTTCGTGGAGTTCACGGCGAGCAAGGACAAGGCTACGCGAGGCCGCTCCTTGCAAAAGCGTATGCGCGCGCACGGTGTTCGTTTTGACAAAAGGGCCGAGTGGTATCCGCCATATGAGGCGGAGTTGCTGCGGTTCACCGGCCACTCGGATGCAGCGGCAGACGACCAGTTCGACTCAACCGCCCTGCTTTCAATCGGGTTCGATCAACTAGCAGAGGTCATCGAAGAGGACTTCTGGGAAGAAGAAGAGATCGAAATGGTGAAGAACAATCCACGTGACCGCTTAGGGCGGAACGCAACCACAGGCTATTAACATGCTCAACCTGAAGACAAAGCTCACCCTTACAGAGGCGGTTACGAAGTCCCCGAATCTGTGTGATCGCTTTGAGAAAGAAGACTTGTGCGCTATTGGCGAGCATGTATCGGCAGGCTACGAAGCGGACGAGCAGTCCCGTATGCGCTGGACTACTCGCATGGAAGCCGCGATGGACCTTGCTATGCAGGTGGTGAAGGAAAAGTCTTTCCCCTGGCCCGGCGCCTCGAATGTGAAATTCCCCTTGGTCACTATCGGTGCCATGCAGTTCCACTCTCGGGCATACCCCGCCATCGTGCATGGGCCGGATATTGTCAAGTATCGCGTCACCGGACCTGATCCTGACGGCCAAGCCTACCTACGCGCTACCCGCATCGGGGCGCACATGAGCAACCAGCTGCTGGAAGTTGACCAGGGCTGGGAAGAGAGCATGGACCGCCTTTTGATTAACCTCCCTATCGTGGGATGTGCCTTCAAGAAGTCCTACTATTCCGTTGCTAAGGGTCATAACGTATCCGAACTCGTGCTGGCGCGGGACTTCTGCCTGGACTACTACGCGAAGTCCGTGGAGGAATGCGCTCGCAAGACCCACCTCATCCCGTACTACCGCAACCAGATCTATGAGTTCTGCGTGAGTGGTGTGTGGGAAGACATCTTGGAAGAGGCCTGGTATCAAGCTGCGTCAACCTATCGCCCCCGTATGCAGGAGGCCCGGCAGGACACTCGCACTGGGAGTGATGCTCCGCAGACTGATTACGACACACCCTTCCTCTTTGGTGAACAGCACTGTTGGTTGGACCTGGATCAGGACGGCTATGCGGAGCCCTACGTCGTCACGTTCTGCTTGCAGTCCAAATGCGTTGTGCGGATCGTAGCTCGATGGGATCGCATTGAGGACATCCAGCGGAATAAGAACGGTCGCATCCTGCGCATCGTCCCGACAGAGTACTTCACGAAGTACGGCTTCATCCCCTCCCCAGACAACAGTGTATACGACATCGGTTTTGGTCTTCTCCTCGGCCCCTTGAACGCCTCCGTAGACTCATTGATTAACCAGCTCATTGACGCTGGTACAATGGCCACAACAGCTGGTGGGTTCCTGGGCCGGGGAGTTAAGATCCGTGGCGGCAAGCTCACATTCTCTCCACTGGAATGGAACAAGGTTGACAGCACGGGTGATGACTTGCGGAAGGATATCGTCCCCCTGCCAGTTCGTGAACCCTCCCCGGTGCTGTTCCAGCTCTTGGGACTGTTGGTGGATTACGCCCAGCGCATCCCCGGCACCACCGACATCATGGTGGGCCAGAACATCGGCCAGAACACGCCGGCCGCGACGGCACGCTCTCTTGTTGAACAGGGTTCCAAGATCTACACCGCCCTGTTCAAGCGCGTATGGCGCTGCATGAAGATGGAGTGCAAGAAGCTCTACATCCTCAACGGGAAGTACCTGCCCGAGCGTGTCAACTTCGGCGACGCCCAGACGGTCTACCGTGAGGATTACCTCGACAACCCCGATAACATGGTCCCCTCGGCTGACCCGACAGTCGTTTCCGAGGAAGCTCGCCTCAATCGCATCATGCTGGTGAAGGGCGCCGCCGCTACAACACCAGGCTACAACCTGGAAGCTGTGGAGCGGGAATGGTTGCGCTCCCTGGGGGTTGAGGGTATCGGTATGCTTTATCCCGGACCTGACCAGGTTCCACCACTTCCCGACGCGAAGTCGCAGGTGGAAGCGCAGAAACTCGAACTGGTCAAGGCCGAATTGCAGCTCAAACAAATGCAGCTGCATACAGAGACCCAGCTCGCTGTTGCCGAACTCATGGAACAGCGGCGTCTCAATTCCGCCAAGATTCTTGAACTTGAAGCTCGTGCACAGGCTGAGGTCGCGGGCATTTCCCTGGCGGAAGCCGGCCACCGTATCGCGGCGTTTGATGCGACCCTTGGTCTGCTCAAGCACCATGACGACTCTCTACTCCGTTTGATCGGGGTACTCAACAAAGGAATGAAAGATGGTACAGCAGCAACCCCAGCACCAACCCTCGCGGATGGATCAGCTACCCTCCCAGGAGCAATGGGAGGCCTGGCTCAACCAGCCATTGACGCAGGACTTCCTGCGCTGGGTGGGGAAGCGGCGCCTGGAATTGATGGCGCAATGGTCTAACGGCCAGTACCTGGGTGACGGACACACGGAGACGATTATTCGTAATGCCGGTGCAGTGGGCGAGTGCCAAATGGCTTCTCGCATTTTAAACCTTGACTACGATACGTTCGTAGGAGATATGACAAATGAGTAACGTGATCGAAAACACCTCTGGCCTGGAACCTCTGGGCCGCGCAGTATTGGTGAAACCGTACGAACCCGAAAAGAAAGAGGGTTTGATTGTGATTCCCGATCAAGTCCAAGAGCGTACCCACATGATTGAACAACGTGCTATCGTTGTCGCTGTTGGTCCTGCTGCTTGGGAAGACGAAAGCGTCCCACGGGCGAAGGTTGGCGACAAGGTCATGGTGGCTAAGTTCGCTGGCGCAATGGCCATTGGTCCGTTGGATGATCAGAAATATCGTTTCGTCAACGATCGTGATATCTTTGCCAAAGTAACTGGAGAGAAAGCATGAACATCGAAGATCAAGCGAAGCAGTTGGGTTGGGTCCCGCAAGAGCAGTTCCGTGGTCCCGCTGAAGCCTGGGTGGATGCTGAAACATTTGTACGTAAGGGCGAGGAAATTCTGCCTTTGGTACGTGCGAATAACAAGAAGCTTCACACGGAGTTGGCGCAAACCCAACAACAAGTGCGGGAACTGAAACAACTGGTGGAAGCTGGTACGGACTCTCTCAAGGCGTTCGAAGAGTTCCACCGCGACTCCTTGACCCGTGCACTGGAACAACAACGTATCGAACTGACGAAGGACCTCAAGGCCGCTCGTGAGGACGGTGACGTTGAACGTGAATTGCAGGTGCAAGATCAGTTGGAAGAAAACCGCACAGCACGCAAAGAAGCAACCACCAAGCCGGTAGTTCCTGCGGTCACCAAGACCCAGGTTGAACCAAGCACTGACGTTGATCCAGAATTCCTGGATTGGCATAAAGATAACTCATGGTTCGGTACCGACAAGAAAAAGACAGCCTTTGCGAATGGCCTTGCGCAGTCGCTGCGTGCAGATCCCGACAATAAGGATCTGACAGGTCGTGCCTTCTTTGATGAAGTCACTAAGCAGGTTGAAAAGGCGTTCCCATCTGAATCAGATGATCGCCAATTCGACAAGGTTGGCGGTGCTGCTGACACTTCCCCTCGTGGTGGTCGTGGTCGTAAGACGTTCGATGCCCTTCCTGCAGATGCTCGTGCGGCATGTGACCGCTTCGGTGAGCGTCTGGTCGGCGAAGGTCGTGCTTACAAAACTCTCGCCGATTGGCGCAATCAATACGCGAAAGACTATTTCGCAGGAGAACAGTAATGAATCCAAACAAGGAAAACCTCGGCAATGCCCCTAAGGCACGTGTCACTGAGTCAAACCGTATTCCGATGTCGGCACCGAACCAAAAGCTGTCGGTACCTGAAATCCCTGGTTTCCACCTCCACTGGCATTTGGGCAAAAACGTGGCACGAGCAAAAGCTGCCGGGTACTCCCATGTGACCCTTGATGACGGTGTGTTTGTGGACAATTCTGGCTTGGCTGATCCCAAGTCCACAACGGGCTCCACAGATCTGGGTTCCAATATCAGCATTTTGGCCGGCGATTCTGCAGACGAAAACGGTGATCCAGAACGCTTGTACCTGATGAAGCTCCCGCAGGAATGGTGGGAGAAAGATCAGAAGGTTATCCTCGAACGCAACGAGTCTATCGCCCAGCAATTGCGCGGTGGTGGCGGTGCGGCTCAAGGTGAAAGCGCAGCGGATCGCGGTAAGCGCTACATGAAGAAGGGGCAAGACCTCTTCACCCCTAAACACTGACAATATAGGAGGCTATTATGCCTAATGTCTCGAAGCCAATGGGTTTGTCCCCTGTGGGCTACCTGAATGGCGCTCCATGGAACGGCAAAGGCCGTACATACGCGATCGCTTCCACCGATGTCAACGCTTTTGCGATCGGTGATCCTCTGAAACTGGCTGGCGGCCTGACTGCAGACGGTGTCCCTCTGGTGACTCTGGCTGTTGCAGGTGCCGGTAACGACGTGGTCGGCGCTTTGCTGGGCACTGGCGGTCTGGAAAATGGTTCGGCTTTTGTCGATCCATCGAACCTGGACACCACCATCATCCCAGCTACGAAGTCCAAAGTGTACTACGTCATGGTGGCCGATGATCCTAACACAGTCTTCGAAATTCAGGAAGACAGTGTCGGTGGTGCCATCACTGCTGCCAACGGCACCAAGAACTTCAACTTGGTTTCCGGTGTCAACAACGGCTACTTGTCGGGCTGGCAACTGGATAGCTCCACTGGCGCTACCGGTGCTACACTGCAGTTGAAGGCTTTGGGTATCACCCATCGCCAAGACAATGCCTTGGGTACCAGCGCTAAATGGCGTGTGATCATCAACCAGCACGCATACCGTTCCGGTACTGTTGGCATCTAACTCGAATAACGAAAGGAGCATACCATGTCTGGTATCATCAACACCGGTTCGCATCCGAAACTGCTCTGGCCCGGTATCCACGCGATCTGGGGCCAGTTGTACAACGAACATGCGACCGAGTACACTGACCTGTATGACATCGAATCTTCGGAACGTGCATACGAACAGGACGTCCAGGTCACCGGTTTCGGTTTGGCCCCGATCAAGCCTGAAGGTCAAGGCCCTTCGTACGACTCTGAAACTCAGGGTATCATCACGACTTATGTCCACATCGCTTACGCGTTGGGCTATATCGTGACACACGAAGAAATCAAGGACAACTTGTACGAGCAAGTGTCTCAACGTCGTGTGAAGGCCAATGCTTTCTCGATGAATCAAACCATCGAAAACGTTTGTGCCTTCCTGTACAACAACGCCTTCAACAGCACCTACTTCACCACAGCAGACGGTCGCCCCCTGATCGACACCGCCCACGTGAACGTCACAGGTGGTACCTATTCTAACGCACTGGCAACCCCAGCCGACTTGTCGGAAGCTGCGTTGGAAGACTTGAGCATCCAGATCATGGGTACTCAAAACGATCGTGGCCTGCTGATCAACATCATGCCAGAGTCCCTGCACGTGACCCGTCAGGATTGGTTTAACGCCAACCGTATCATGAAGTCGGTACTGCAGTCCAACACTGCTACCAACAACATTAACGTGTTGAAGGCGACCAATGCGTTCCCCGGTGGTATCAAGATGAACCACTACTTCACTCAACCGCACGCCTTCTTCATCCGTACCAACTGCCCAGACGGTATGCGCATGTTCTGGCGTGAGAAGCCATCGTTCGATCAGGACAACGATTTCGACACAAAGAACGCCAAGGCCCTGAGCTACATGCGTTTCTCGGTCGGTTGCACTGATCCACGTGGCATCTTCGGTTCGAACGGTCCTTAATAGTCAGGACAATGGGATGGGGGCTCCGGCCCCCTTCTCTGTTTCACGAAAGGACACATCATGGCTAACGTGGTTACGACCCAAGTCCTGGTTGACGGTGCCCGAAACTTGGTGGTGAAAGTTACTGGTGTTCTGGATACTTCGAACGTGACTTCTACAGTCATTGTCGATCCGGCCACATTGGTTCCTGTGCCGACACAGTTGCGTATCGACTGCCTGGAATTCATGGTCAGCGATCCCTTGAGCGTACTGTTGAAATGGGATGCTACCGCACCTGTCGACATCGCTCCAGTTACCGGTTTCGGTAAGCTGCAATTCCGTCAGTTCGGTGGCTTGCAAAACAATGCAGGTGCAGGCAAGAACGGTAAGATCTTGTTGAGCACTGTCGGTTGGGCGGCAGGCACCGAGACATTCACGATTATTCTCCATATGGTCAAACAGGGGGTATGATGGACGCAATCTTGCAACAATTGGCTGCAGGTGCAGTCGCTGGTCTGGTGACAGGCGCAATGTGCTGGGGCGCAATGCAACGTGATATCAAGTGGCTCAAAGAAAGCTTGACAGAGCTGCGTACCCTGTTCTTTAAGTACGTGCAGGAATCTGGTAACACCAACGGCAAGAAAGGTTGCTGATTATGGCAGACAACACCGCATCCCGGATCATCCAAAATGCTATGGAGGATGCGGGGTTGTTACAGGAGGGGCAAACCCCTACACCCGCGCAGCAAGCTCGGTACATGATTCGACTGAACGACATCATCAACTTTGAGCAGACGCAGGGACTCAAATTGTTCTTGATGGAAGACGTGCCGATTACCTTGGTGGCCGGACAAGGTCGTTACGTGATCGGCCCTGCCGGTGATGTGGTGATGCCTAAGCCCACACAGATCGTTGACGCTTACTTCAAGGACCAGAACAACATTCAACGCCCCCTGATCCCAATGTCCTGGAACGAGTGGACACGCTTGTCCCAGCCTGGGATTCAAGGGCAGGTCAATAGTTACTTTGAGGACAAGCAGCCTGGGCAAATCAACCTGTGGCTGTGGCTTGTGCCGGATAACGTGGCTGCCCTGGGTCAGGTTCATGTCATCGTGCGGACTCAACAACCCAATGTGGTGAGCATCACTGATAACATGGTGTTCCCGCAAGAGTGGTTCATCTTCCTGCATTGGGCACTGGCTGCGGATATTTGCACAGGCCAGCCGGAAAGCATCGTCCAGCGCTGTGAGGCCAAAACCGCCTTCTATCGAGAGGCACTGAACTCTTGGGACACTGAGGACACCTCGATCCAGTTCCAGGTCGATGCCCGTGGGGGCTA